ATTTCGAAGCAGCGCGGCGGCATCGACGACGGGGACGGCTGCGGATTCGGCAATTTGCGCGTCGAGGTCGTCAAGCTGCGCTTGCATCTGTTGCCGCGCGGCTTTATAGGTTTCCAGCGTCTCGACGCCGTCTAAGTAAGATTCACGAAGGCGATCAATACGGGAGACGATACGGGCACGCTGCTGCTGTAAGCGCTGGTCGGAATGAGCGGGTTTTGCGGCTTGAACAACGCAAGCGACAGACTCCGCGAACGTCAAATCGTGCTGAAGCTGGGCAAGGAAGGATTCTTCCAGTGACTCGACGGCGACATGTTGGGAGGTCGTGCAGCGTCCGTGCGCATAGTTGTTACATTTCATAAAATGCGGACTTACCCAAATGAGCGTCGCGCCGCAGGTAGAGCAGCGGACAACACCGCACAGCCAGTGCTTGCGCTCAGAGGAAGGCTTGCCGTAGCGCTTATAGGATTTTTTCAGTTCGGCACAGCGAGCCTGCGCGGCGCCCCAGGTTTCGGCATCGATGATTGGTTCGTGCAGCGCGTCGGCGATGATGCTGTCCTCGTTCTTGAAATTTCGGCATGTCCTGCCGGTTGGCGTCCAGCGGAGCTTGCCGAGGTAGACGGGGTTATTCAGGATATAATCAATGGTACGGTTTTCAAAGGGATTCCCACGGTGCGTACGGACGCCCCGGGCGCTCAGATCTTTCGCGATGCAAAACATGGCATCACCGGAGATGAAGCGCCGGAAGATCTCCCGGATGATCTCGGCTTCTTCCGGGACGATGACCAGTTGCCGGTTTTCTACGCGGTAGCCGAAGGATGGTGTAGCTTGCAGGGTGCCATTCTTTGCATTGACGGTCATGGAGCGCTTGACTTCCTCCGCAAGGCGGACGGAGTAGAATTCGTCCATCCACTCAATGATCCGCTCGATCAGGCTGCCGAAGGGGCCAGCGATCAGCGGCTCGGAGACGGACACCACATCGACCTTGCACTTGCTGCGCAGGATGGATTTATAGAAAATGGATTCCTCTTGATTGCGGGCAAAGCGGGAGAACTTCCAGACGATGATGACATCAAACGGATGGGACGGGTCTTTGGCGGTGGCGATCATCTGCTGGAAGCCGGGGCGCTTTTCAGCAGCCCGGCCGGAAATGCCGTCGTCGTGGAAGATGTATTCTGAGAGCAGGAGCAGGCCGTTCTTCGCGGCGTATTCCCGGATCTTCTCCATCTGGGAATCCGGGGACAGCTCCATTTGGTCATCGGTTGAGACGCGGACATAGGCGGCTGCGATATGTGGTTCAGGCATAGGCGGAGACCTCCCGTAAAATGGACATGGTATCGCGAATCCAGCCGACATTGGGAACGAGAAGATCGATGACCAGAGAGATCACGACAAGGGCGAGGATGGAGACGAGGATGATGGTGACGATGCGGTGCGTGCGAAGGGAACGTTTATACAGCTCGATCTCACGCTTGTAGTGGTCGCGTTCCAAGTGGACGGCCTGCAAAGCGTCAGAAGAAGGAGCGGGATGCTCGATCCCGAGGTATTCGTCGACGGAGACGCCAAGCATTTTACAGATCGGGCCAAACGTGGAGAGCGGCGCGTTCGGCGTTTCGCCGCGGAGATATTGCCCGACGGCGTTCTGGGACAGGCCGGATCGTTCGGCCAGCTGCTGGTTGGTGATACGCGGATTTGCAGAATCTTTCTTGTCACGGCATAGCTCCCATAGTTCTTGTTTCAAATTTTCTCCCTCTTTCATTGATTTCCCAACGGACATGGACACGGAAGCCCATGGCCGGTGGTAGACGGATTTGGCACGTTCGTGGTAGGCTAAACCTGCAAGCAGCTCCCACACGCTTGCAGCGGCCCAAAGTCCCGCCGCCGGGAACATGGCGGCGGGGCATCCCTTGATACTTCCAGTATAGGACGAATCTGGAAACGATTCAAGTTAGGATGTTGCACAAAAAATCGACCATGTTTTTTGGAAAGAGAAAGGCGAAAGAATGGAAAAGATGTCGAAAACCGTAGACGAGGAAATGCAGAAGCTATGGGAACAGGCCACGCCGGAGCAGAAGTACATCATTGTTGGGTTCATGCGGAACATCGTGAAGTCAGAATAACGCCCGGAGCGAATCACCGCTTCGGGCGTTTGGACTTATTTTGTGGGCATTTCAGAATCATATTTCTTGCCGGCCTTTGCGTCATTATACCCAGCAATATAACCGGATTTGTATGAGGATTCGTCGTGTCCCTCTAAGCGAGACAAGGTAAGATGACCAATGCCGAATGTGGCGATGAGGGTTACAATAAATCCGATGAAATAGAAAACTATGGACACGATGAAAATAAGCGTGCTAAAGGCTGTCCGTTCACTGGGATCTTTTCGGAGCACCCATTCATTCAAAAGCGATGCAATTACCCACGCAACGAAAGAAATGCCGAGGTAATACATCCATTCATGCCAGTTCATAAAAAATGCCCCCTTTTTATTTTAGAATACAAAATGATAGCAGAACAGTCAAGAGCTATGAGCATTTTTGTAAAAATCACCGGAAGCATTTTACTTGCTTCCGGTGATTTTTTTCGCGTATTCGAGAATGTTGTCCCAGAACTCCGGGGGCATATCGAGGGCGGCGGCGATGCCGCGCTTGCGGGTGGATTCGTCGGCTTCGGCCAGCACGTCGTTGAACAGCATGGCCATACGCTCGTTTTCACTGCGCTGGACATACATTTCCCCTTCGCCGTCTTCCAGCCAAGCAAGCGAAACATTGAATTCCCGGCAGATATCCGAGATTGTGCGGTCACTGGGCATTTTTGAACCGGAACAAACGGCGGACACGAACGGCTGGCTCAAGTTGATGGTTTCGGCAAATTTCGTTTTTGTGATACTAAGGTCTTTGATTAAATAAGCGATTCGATCGTTGATTGTATTCAAGCTTTTCACCACCTTCTAGCCACAAGGTAACACAGCGGAAATGAAATGTCAAGAAAAAATATAACCAAGGAATAAAATTATGCTTGACAACGGTTCTGAGGTATGCTAACGTATAACCAAGAAATAAAACGAGTGAGGTGAAGTCAATGAAAAAGAGACGCGATCCAAGCGAAGAGCTGGGTGTGATGCTCAACGAGGACACCGAGGATGAAGACTATAAGATGTTCAAATATCGCTGCTATTGCCAGCACATTGCTAAACTTCTTCTGACGTTTTTCCTCGGCATGCTGTTTCGCTTCCTTCTCGGCGAGTTGTAGACGCTCTTTCGCCTCCTTTTGGAGGGAGACAAGAAGCTCCGCGCCGGACTGCTCCAACTGGACGTAGGAGCCAGATGAGAAGCTGCCGGAAATGAGACGCTGGCCGCGCATGGTTTGCAGAAGGACTTTCGTCTGGACAGCATCGAGGCCGGAAAGCGAGATGGTCTGATTCATCAGGTCAACAAATTGCATACGCCCGCCGACACCGGAGAGCAGGGCCAGCGGGATATAACGGGAATCTGTTACATGCTCTAACATGCGATCGCCTCCATTTGACTGTATTTTACCATGCGGGCGGGAGGTGTCAAGAAGGAATAAAACGAGTGAGGTGAGAACCACTGCCTGCAAAATTGAGTTACCCGGGGGCGGCGAGATGACGCGAACGCTCGCCTGCGAACGCGCCACCTCTGCCAGTTTGTGCGCACCGGACAAAGGATGCCGTTTTCTGCGTTTTTTACGTGGTGCGACCACAACGGCAACCAGCCGAGGCGACGGCTGCTTTATCCGGCTCTCTCACTTACGGAGCGACCCGGCCGCCATGGCGCTATGGCTTGGCGGCGACTGTGAGAGGCTTACCGCGCACACAGATCGAGGGAGGCATTATGGAAGAAAAGATGCTCTCCATAAGGCAACACCCCCTTTCCGTGTAAAGGGTCCCGAGCTGCCCGGGTGATTCAATTTTACAGGCAGAGGCAGAAACCGTCAAGAAGAAATAAAAAGAGTTCTCACCTACGATGAGAACTGGCGATTTGTCCTATTGGCAAATCGAATGGGCATTGAAGTGAGGTGAGGGATATGTCGGAAGAACAGAAAAAGAAAGTCGAGGGTGTGCTGCACGAGATGAAGCACATGAACGCGCAGCAGATCGAGGTCATGATCGCCTATATGCAGGGCGTGGCCGCGGCGGCAAAGCTGATGGGCGCGGGAAAGGAGGCATAAGGCTTGGGATCTTTGGATTATTCGGCGTGGATGAGTGAGATATTCCCGAAGCTACGGGGTTACGATCAGGCGCTGATCGCGAAACTGGCAGACCGGATCGTGGAAATCCACGAGAAGGAAAATAGCGAATGGAGCAAGACTGTTAGAAAATTGACGCCGGAACAAAAAGAGAAGGCGCTGATCTTCATGCAGGGCATGGTGGCTGTGGCGGCTGGACAGAAGAAGGAGCAGTAATCGCTCCGGCGGAATAGAATACACGGAAAGGGAGGGACGCAGGATGCGGAAAAAACAGGTGATCCGAACGGAAAGCTATGTGACGAAAAACGGGCAGTTGGTTCGCTTTGACGATTTGACGCTCGAGGAAAAGCGGATCGCGGCGACGGAGCTGAAGCTGCGGTATCTGCGGGCGATGTTCCCGGGCGTGGAGTTCTATGTGAAGAAAGAGAGGGACGCTGATGCACTACACGCTGCGGGTGAATGAGCAACAATTTGGCGACCTGATTGCCGCGATCATCTGTGCGGAGGCTGCGGAGGCCGAGGCCATTGAGCTGTTCCACGACAAGAAAGAGCTGCGGGAGCGGGCAGCGGAGAGCATGACGCGGCTTGGGAAGCTGCGGTATTACTTACAAAAGGAAAAGGAGCGGGATGAAGTATGATCTCGAAAAAAGAACACGACGCCGCGCTGCGGCGGGTTTTGCGGCGGCTGGCAATCTTCATGGGCGGCGCGTTTTTGATGGCGGCGGCGTTCTACCTCGCCATGGGGAACTTGCAGGGCGCGGCGGCGCTGGGCGTGGCGACCACGCTCTGCGTTGGCTACGGCCTTGCGGACTGAGGGAGAGCAATGCGGCAGAACGAGATACCGGGCGAGTGCCGGAGGAAGCCGGAGATTGTCCGGCAGCCGGAATACACCGGAAAGAAATACTTTCGCGTGCAATACGCAGGGAAGACCGTGGATGTACGATGCGCGGATGAGACGGCGGCGCTGTTTCTCGCGGCGAAGCACTGGGGATTCAAGTGGACAAGGCCGGAATACCACCAGACGGCGAAGGTCACGCCGCTGCGGATGAATCCGGAGTTGGTGATCGGATAAGGAAAGGACGGGAGACCATGGGCGGATTGCGATTTGACAGCATGGCGGACATGCCTGCCGGGATGCGGGATCTGTACGCGAAGAAGGTGCTGGGGAGTTCCACTCCCCCAGTCAGCAGAGCTGACAGCCCCCTCTCCGCAGAGGGGGCCAAGCGAAAGACGGCCAAGTATCAGAACCAGAAGGCGGAGCGCGGGGGGATTCACTTTGACAGCCAGAAGGAAGCGCGGCGCTATGACGAGCTGCTGCTGATGCTGCGCGCCGGGGAGATTCGCGATCTACGGCTGCAGCCGCAATTCACAATTCAGGAATCTTATGTGACGGAGACCGGGGAGCGGGTACGCGCGATCCGGTACACGGCAGACTTTTCATACATCCGGGAAGTGTCCGGCGAGAAGATCGTGGAGGACGTGAAGAGCGGGGCGACACGGACGAAGGAATATCTGCGAAACAGGAAGTTTATGCGGTCGATGTATGGAATCGACGTGCGGGAGGTTTGAAGATGAATCTGGCGGAGCAAGTGCAAAGATGTATGCTGAAAGATGGTGGAGCCGGATGCGGTCTGCAATGCGAACATTGCGGCTGGAATCAAGAGGAGTATGCGCGGCGGAAAGCTCTGCCGCTGACGAGGTGCGAGGACGGACTGCGGCGGAAGATTTTGCCGCCGAGGGCGCCGAGACCGCGCCCGAATGAATTTGGCAACTGAGCCGGATCTACATTTTTTGTGGGCGTATGCGCAGGCCGCGCCGCCATTCGCGGGCTGCGAAGGATCAACCGGCTTTTTGCTGCGCGTCCGGAGCATGGACAAGTCAGACGGCCCAATGCTCCGGGCAACGTATGAACCCGTGTGAGACGTGCGGGAAAGGAACGTCATCCAATGCGCCGAAGATCCACGGCGCACGGCATCTGGCCTCCTAGGAGAAGCTGCGCGACGCAGATAGGCGCGGCTCGCCCGGGCATATTTGGGACATCGGGTGCAGGCGGTGAAAGGCCGTCTCTGCTGCCACGGCGCGAAGGGAACCGCGCCGTGGCATGACCATATACCAAACGCCCGGGAGGGCGAAAAAATAAAGGAGACGAGGCTATGGGAAGAATCATGACGGTATTTGACATCGATTTTGGAAAATACGAAGAGAAATGTCACGCGCAGCACATGGAAGTCGAGTTCAACAGTGACGTCTATCCGCCGCGGATCGTCCTGACACAGGAACAGACGCTGTTCGACGTTGGGACGCAACAGGAGCAGACGCGGGAGACGGAGATCGTGGTCGTGGGCGGCGTGGAGCCGCAGATCACGGTGAAGGGCGCATGGGAGACCACGCGGAAGCGGCTGAACAAGATGGTGACAGGGGCGCTGAAACTGCTGGAACTCTATCTGCACGCCTATATGCAAGATCACATGGAGTATGAAGCGGCCAGAGAAGGAGGCCGGGAAGCATGAAGTGCAGGCAGTGCGGGAAAGAAATTCTGCGAAAGGGCGCGATTTTCAATTCCTTTTGCAGCGAACAGTGTTCGGAGGAATGGTACAAGGACGACAACATTGCCGTCACGGTGATCTGCGTGAAGGTCCCGAGGATCTACAAGGAACTGCGGCCAAGGCTGGGCGAGATGATCCACGCAGTGAAGCGGAAGAGCTATAACAGCACGGGCTACATCTTCGAGCGGGCCGGGAAAAAGGTGCTGCTGCGGGCGGATGAGGTTGTGGAGGTGGCGGGGTGAAGCCGCCGTGTGAGAGGGACTGCCCGAGGCGGACAGCGGAATGTCACACCAGGTTCGCGCCTTATCTGGCCTATGAGGAGGAATTGCGAGAATGAACGTCGCCTACAACGTGGACTGCATGGAATACATGCGCAGTCTGCCAGATAAAGCGCTTGATCTGGCTGTGGTCGATCCTCCGTATTTTTCAGGGCCAGAACGGCGCGGCTACTACGGGAACAAAGTAAGCTCCATCGGCGTCCATCGGGACTATCCGATCTCCCCAAAGTGGGATGTACCGAAGACCCCATATTTCGAAGAGCTGGCCAGAGTGGCGAAAAAGTACATCGTATGGGGCTGCAACTACTTCGACTATCACTTCCCCGCCGGGCGGATCGTGTGGGATAAGTGCAATGCGTCCAGCTCCTTCAGCGATTGCGAGATTGCCGCCACGAACTGCCATGACAGTGTTCGCCTGTTTCGCTTTATGTGGAATGGGATGTGTCAGGGAAAAAGTATCGTAGAAGGTGCGGTCATGCAGGGCGACAAACGCAAGAATGAAAAGCGTATCCATCCTACGCAAAAGCCAGTCGCGCTTTACGCATGGATTTTCAGCCGCTACGCAAAACCGGGAGACAAAATTCTCGACACCCATCTTGGCAGCGGAAGCAGCCGGATCGCGGCGTATGACGCCGGTTTGGATTTTGTCGGCTGTGAGATTGACAGTCATTATTTCGAGGCACAGGAAGAACGCTTCACAGCGTATACGGCACAGGTAGCTCTATGGTGAAGCCGCCGTGTGAGAGGGGCTGCCCGAGGCGGGCAGCGGAATGTCATACCAGGTGCGCGCCTTATCTGGAATATGAGGAAGCAAAACAGGCGGAATATCGGGCAAGAGAAGTTGAAAGGAGCCGCGACGCCTACACTACAAACGCGGAAAAGCGGGCACGGAGTGTAGCGAGATTGAAAAGAATGGGGTTGCTGAAATGAAAGTACTGGAATTATTTGCTGGGACGCGCAGCATCGGAAAAGCATTTGGGGCGCGTGGGCACGAAATTTATTCGGTAGAGTGGGATAAGGATTTCGAGAATATCGACCTATATGCTGATGTCCTGACTGTGACTGCAAAGGACATCTTGGAGAAATTCGGCCATCCAGATGTGATATGGGCCAGCCCGGACTGCACAACATTCTCAATAGCCGCTATATCTCACCATCGGCGGAAAAATGCTGAGACCGGGAATCTGGACGCGGTGAGCGAGTACGCGAAATTCTGCGACAAGGTAGATCAGCACGTTTTAGAGCTTATCCGTGAGCTGCATCCGAGGTACTGGTTCATCGAGAACCCGCGCGGCGGCATGAGGAAGATGACGTGGATGCGAGATCTGCCGCGCTACACCGTTACATACTGCCAGTATGGCGACACTCGGATGAAGCCGACCGACATCTGGACGAACCATCCAGATCCCAAATTCAAGCCGATGTGCCACAATGGAGACCCGTGCCACGTTGCGGCCCCAAGAGGCGCGAAGACCGGCACGCAGGGGCTGAAGGGCAGCAAAGAGCGGTCCGTGATCCCTCCAGCGCTTTGTGAGCACATCGTGGATATTTGCGAGGAACAAAATGGATTCAGAACAGAGCGTGTTTGAGGTGCTGCGGACGCGAAGAAGCGGTGTAAGAGCGTGGAGAGATTACGGAAAGCGGGGTTGCTGTAATGGACTTGGAACACAGCGCGTTTGAGGCGCTGCGATTTGCATCGGCGCAGAGCTTGAAGCTTTACAAGCAGCCGCTTATGGTTACATACTCGGGTGGAAAGGACAGCGACGTGCTGCTTCGGCTGGCGGAAAACAGTGGTATTCCATTTGAAGTTCGCCACTCCCTGACGACGGCGGATGCACCGGAAACGGTCTATCATGTGAGGGACACATTCCGACGAATGGAGGAAAAGGGCGTAAAGTGCGTTATCGATGCGCACGTCCAGCCGGACGGGAAGTGCGCTACCATGTGGAATTTAATACCGAAGAAAATGGTGCCGCCCACAAGGATCAAGAGGTACTGCTGTGAAGTCTTGAAGGAGAACGGAGGCCGAGGCCGTTTTATCGCGACCGGCGTAAGGTGGGCCGAATCAAAAAAGCGCAAAAACAATCGTGGTTTGATTGAGGTATCCCACAGCGATAAAAACAAGCGCCTGATCCTGATGGATGACAACGACGAGGCCCGGATGCAGTTTGAAACGTGCCAGCTCAAGGGCCAGCGGACGGTGAATCCCATCATCGGATGGTCAACGGCTGACGTGTGGGATTACGTAACGGCGGAACATATCCCTATGAATCCGCTCTATGGCTGCGGCCACACGCGGGTTGGATGTATCGGATGCCCATTAGCTTCGAAACGTGCCAGAATAGAGGAATTTATAATCTGGCCGAAATACAAGCAAGCATATATCCGCGCGTTTGATCGAATGCTGAAGGAACGACACCGCCGCGGGAAGATGGCCGGCGGAATGCGATGGGGTGAGACCGGCGTGGATGTGTTCAACTGGTGGATGGAAAGTAATGTGCTTCCGGGGCAGGAAGTGCTAGAAGAATTTCGGGAGGATTTGATATGAATTTGAAGTCGGAAGAACTGGTCAAGGCGCTGCGGTGCTGCAAAGATGGCGATTGCTGGTGCTGCCGTCTACACAATGACGCGCAGCGCTGTCAAGAGACTTTACTTGGCTCCGCTGCTGAGCTGATCGAGCGGCTGGAAACGGATGGGAATGGAAAGGAGCGGACAAGGAATGATTTGTGAATACTGTCCGCTCTCTGCCCCGGAGGATGTCTGCCCAGAAAGCGAGGGGAAATACGGTTATGTGACAAGCGACGGTCGGCTAGGCTGCAAGCACCCAAAAAACTGGGTAGAGAAAAGGGAAAATGAACACACGGACTACATCGGAGATATGGGCCTTGACATGGGGATCGAGATGGACTTTACGCCGGAGGAATACGCAAGATTGCTCGAGATCTGTGAGCACATGGTCGGCCTCGATTGCAAGCGTCCGTATCACCGGCACGGAAAGGCGTTTTACCAACCATATCGGAACTACTACGCAGATACTCTTTCTGGTAATCGTATCTTAGACAAGCTGCCGGAGAATGTCATATGCAAGGAAAAAGGATCGTACAGCACATGGTATTGGCTTACACACAGCGGCCTTGTGTGGCTTGGCAGACAACTAAAAGTGACGATTGTTATCAAAAAGAAAGGGGTTAATAGAGATGGAACGACTGACATTTGAGGGAAACTTCTGCGAGATTGCGCGGTGCAAGGAAGTGAAGTGCCCATACGATATCGATTGCAGCCAGAAACAGGTATGGGAACGGCTCAAACAGTATGAGGACAGCAAGCTATCCCCGGAGGATGCGTCAAATCTGCACGCAATTTTGAGACTGGGCGACGGCATGACGCTGATGCGCCTGCGGGAACTGGCCGTGGCCGATCAGGAGGGGCGAGTGATTGTCCTGCCGTGCAAGGTGGGGGATACGGTTTATTTCGTCAACGCCAAGAAGATTCTCGAATTTGCAGTGGTAGGGTACGAGGTGGATGAAACAGATATCTCATGGGTTTACAGTGAGCACGTCGATAAAACAGGGCATACGAATGAGCGCACGTTTAGCACGGATAGATTCGGAAAGAACACTTTTTTCACCCGCGAAGAAGCTGAAAAGGCGCTGGCGGAAATGGAGGGCAAGGGATGAGTTTCAGTAAGAAAAAACGGGAAGCGGTCCATGCGAAGTATGACGGCCACTGTGCCTACTGCGGACGGTCTATCGACATCCGAGACATGCAGGTTGACCACTTCCGGCCGCTGCGAGCGTGGGACGATGAGGATGCAGGAAGCGATGATCTCTCGAACCTCATGCCAGCATGCCGGATGTGCAACCACTACAAGCGGGCAAATTCTTTGGAAACATTCCGGCGGTATATTGCGGAGATTCCGCGCAAGCTCCGCGAGAACTACATCTACAAGGTGGGCGTGGTTTACGGGAATGTCATTGAAAACGAAAAGCCGATCAAGTTCTACTTTGAAGAAATGGAGGGCAAGAAGGATGGTTGAAAATCGTGTGTGTTTCAGCGTCAGAGGCGAGTTTGGGGCACAAATGAAATTAGATTCCGAGGCAGAGATTCCACGCGAAGAACTGGAACGTAGCATTGATAAGAATGTATTGCTCGAAATGATGTGTCTTGATCAGCTCGGCTATACGGGCGAGGACGTTACGTTTATTTCTCCAGAGGAATACGACAAACAGTATGGAGATGATGACGATGGCTGACGAATATATCAGGCGCGCAGAGGTGTTGAAAATTACAACGCGGACGTGCGGGGATTACGCTGCGGCGTATGCAGAAATCTGGAAGCTGCCCGCCGCCGACGGGGAGCGGATGCGGCAGGCGAAGATGGATGGAGGCCTTGTTTTCGATACGCTGCTGCTGATAGCGTTTCTTCAGTCAGACGCGGAAACGCCGGAGGCTGCGGCGGAGAAATTCGCGAAGAAACTCCTTGACATTCCGGAGAATGTAGACCTTTTCGCGGAAACGCCGGAAGAACGGCGCGCACGGAGTGACAAGTGGTATGCTCAAGAATGGGAGAAAATTAAGCAAGAAATTGAGGAAATGAAAATATCGGAAGATACCACGCGACCGGGAAATCAAGCATTGGGATGATGCCGGGGATCTTGGGCGCGATTTGAGGGGGATAATGCAGTGACAAAGGTATATTGCGATAGCTGCGGGAAGTGGCTCACGGTATGGTATGAGGTATATATCAGGATAGATGCCGAGCACCCGAATATCAATGTTGCGAAGATGCGATTGAATGCAGGACGGAAACATTTGTGTCAGGGGTGCATGGACGACATAAAAAAGGCGCTCGACGAGAAGCGGGGACACAAGGGAGAAGTTGGAGATCGACAGGAATGACGGCTGAACGGAGCGCCGGACGACCGGCGCTGCTTTGAACCGGCAGAAAAAGGGTGAAAGGGTGAGCGGGGATGCGCAGAGTGAAGCAGAGGATCTTTTGCGGCGCGGTTTGCGAGCAGATCATATACAACATCGGAGACAGCGCGGACATCAGGACGGCGAAGCCGAGAAAGCCGCGCTTTGAAAACGAAGAAGACCGGGCTGCGCACCGAGAAGCAATCAGCCGCCGGAAGAATGCGCGGCTTGTCAATGCGAACTTCTCGCCCGCCTCGCTTTATTCGACGCTGACCTTTGATCTGGACAGCGAAGTACATACCGTTGCGGAGTGCAAGCGGGAACGGGACAATTTTTACCGCCGCATACTATATAAATATCCGGCGGCGAAGATCTATCTGGTGTACGGCAAGGGCAAGCACACGGGGCGCTTCCACCTGCACATGATCTCGGACGGCGTGCCGGAGGAGGAAATCGGGAAGCTCTGGGGACGCGGCAGCGTGATCGACGTGAAGCCGCTGCGCAAGCACAACTATTATAAAAATGAGAGCGGGCAGCTCGTCGACCACGGGCAGGACTACACGGCGCTGGCAAATTATCTCTTTGACCACTGGCGGGAGGAGTTCGGCGGGCACCGCTGGAAGGCAAGCCGGACGTGCCGGATGCCGGAGGCGGAGATGCCGACGGAGGCCGTGCGCGAGTACAGCCCGAAGCGGCCGCCGGTGGCGCCACGCGGGTATGTGCTGGCGGAGTGCCGGGCGACGAAGTACGGATATCAATATTATAAATATGTATGTGTGCCGGAAAAGGAGCAGGAACGCAAGCGGACAAAACGCCGCTTAGATTGAGCCTTGTAAATGTGTAAAGTTTTACGACGAAGGAGGCGGAGCATGAGCGATTACTGGCACAGGGCGTACATCTGCCCATTTTGGGCGGCAGCTGGCAAAAAGACGATCAAGTGCGAAGACGGCTGCACGCTCTGCTTCCGGGAGAGCTGCGACACGGCAGAGTACATCAGCCGGTATTGCGCAAGCTATGATTACCGGAAGTGCAGCGTCGCGGCGGCAAAGCTGCGATATTTCGATCGGCAGGCATAAAGATATTGGCACAGAGGAAGCGCGCGGGAGTGGCCCGGGCGCTCTTTTGGCGTGGGGTGAAAAGCCGAAAAGCATGGTTTATGCTTAAAAGCGAAGGGAGGCGACGCCGGATGGGACGGAAACCGACATTCACATCGGCAGAGGAAATGCAGGAGAAGATCGACGCCTATTTTGCAAGCTGCGAGCGGGAGCTGCTGCGGGATGCAGCCGGGAACCCGGTGCTGAACAAGAACGGCGAGCCGGTATACGTCGGCGGAAGGCCGATGACCATTCAGGGACTTGCGCTGGCGCTCGGGTTTACCTCGCGGCAGAGCTTACTCAACTACAAGGCAAAGCGCGAATTTGTGGACACGGTGACGCGCGCGCGCCTGCGCGTGGAACAATACGCAGCCGAACGGCTCTTTGACCGGGATGCACAGCGCGGCGCACAGTTCACATTGGCCTATGGCTTCGGATATGCGAAGGAAACTGACGAGAAGAAAGACGAAGGCGGCGTGCGGCTGGTGTTGGAGCGGGACGCAGAGGAAGGCAGCGAATGAAGACGCTGAACATTGGGAAGGCGCAGCCGAAGCAATGGCAGTTCCTGACGGATAAGCACCGGCACATTGCATACGGCGGAGCACGCGGCGGCGGGAAGAGCTGGGCCGTGCGGGCAAAGGCCAAGATGCTGGCCTATCGCTATAAGGGGATCAAGATTCTCATCGTGCGCCGAACCTACAAGGAACTGCTGAATAACCACATCGAGATCCTTCGGGCAGAGCTGGAAGGCTTTGCAAAGTATAACCAGTCGGAAAAGGTATTCCGCTTTCCGAATGGTAGCAGCATTGCATTTGGCTATTGCAAAAGCGACGCGGATCTTGGCCAGTATCAGGGCGCAGAGTACGACGTGATATTCCTCGACGAAGCCGGACAGCTTCGTGAGGAATGGATCAAGAAGATCAATGCCTGTGTGCGCGGCGCGAACGGGTTTCCGAAGCGGACATATTACACGCTAAATCCGGGCGGGCCGAGCCACGGCTATTTCAAGCGGCTGTTTGTCAATCGCATTTTCAATCCGGACGAGTATCCGGAGGATTATTCCTTCATACAAGCGAAGGTCACGGACAACAAGGCGCTACTGCGGGAGCAGCCGGACTACATCAGAAGTTTGGAGAATCTGCCGCCGAAGCTGCGGGCTGCGTGGCTTGATGGGCGTTGGGACGTTTATGAGGGACAGTTCTTCGAGGATTTCGTCAACAACCCGGACGGATACCAGACGCGGCAGGGAACGCACGTTATCGATCCGTTCGAGATTCCGAGCGGGTGGACGATCTGCCGGAGCTACGACTTCGGCTATGGGAAACCATTCTCCTGCGCATGGTGGGCGGTGGACTACGACGGCGTGATCTACCGCATTTTGGAGCTGTACGGCTGCACGCAGACACCGAACGAGGGCGTGAAGTGGACACCTGACAAACAGTTTGCGGAGATCGCGAAGATCGAGCGGCAGCACCCATGGCTCAAGGGAAAGGACATCACAGGCATTGCAGACCCGGCAATCTGGGACGCGAGCCGCGGCGAGAGCATCGAGCAGACAGCGGCACGGTACGGCGTGTATTTCACCAAGGGCGACAACGAGCGCATCGCGGGATGGATGCAATGCCACTACCGGCTGCAATTCGACGAGAACGGATACCCGCGGATGTATGTTTTCCGCAACTGCGAGGCGTTTATCCGCACGATCCCGATTTTGGTATACGACGAGCACAAGGTTGAAGATCTCGACACGAGCATGGAGGATCATGTGGCAGACGAATGGCGGTACTTCTGCATGAGCAGGCCGATTCGCCCGATGCAGACGGCTCCGGCACAGCCGATTTGGGCTGATCCGCTGAACCAGATGAAAAAACAATGAAAAATATGCACAGAAATGCGAATGAATATGCGAGAAGGCACAAAAATTCCCGGTGGAAAGACCGGGGGATAGGTGCATAACGGTGAATACATGAATGAAAGGGGTGGGGCCGATGCTGATGCCAGCATTGACGGACGCAGAGAAGAGCACCGTCACGACGGAGGTCTTCGGGGGCTACAACCACAATCTCGAAATTGGAGACGGCGAGTTTTACGACATGAAAAATCTGTGCTCGGAGCACTACCCGCTTTTGAGCCAGAGGCCGAAGCGGAGCTTTGACCGGCAGTTGAACAGCCCGCAGGCGCTTATCTCGCGGGATGCGCTTTGCTGGATCGACAACCAACAGCTCTACATCTCCGGCTATTCGATGGCCGAGTACATGACGGCGGTGCAGATCACGAGCGGGAAGAAGCAGATCGTGTCGATGGGCGCGTATCTCTGCATCTTCCCGGACGGCATTTACTTCAACACGGAAAAGTATTCGGACAACGGCTACATGGGGCACGCAAACAGCGTGGCGCTTGGCGCGAGCCGGAAGCTCGGCATTTCGCTCTGCACGGTGGACGGAACGGCAATCACGGTGAGCTATACGCAGAGCGACCAGCCGGAGAACGCGACAAACGGCCAATACTGGATCGACACAAGCGGAAGCGTGCACACGCTGAAGCAGTATGCGGCGACAACCTCGCAATGGGTGTCGGTGCCGACGGTCTATCTCAAGCTCGCGGCGGACGGCATCGGACAGGGATTTTCCAAGTACGATGGAATCCAGCTGAGCGGGCTGACCGGAAGTGAGCAGGTGAAAGCGCTCAACGGCTCGCACATTCTCTACGACGTGGCGGAGAGCTACATCGTGATCGTGGGCCTTGTCGACCAGACGACGGAGCTGACGAGCGGGACGGTAAAGACCGAGCGGAAGGTGCCGGAGATGGACTATGTGACAGAGAGTGGAAACCGGCTCTGGGGCTGCAAGTATGGCGTGGTGGACGGCGAGACCGTGAACGAGCTTTATTGCTGCAAGCTCGGGGACTTCAAGAACTGGGAGTGCTACGAGGGCGTGGCAACGGACAGCTGGCGCGCGAGCTGCGGCACGGATGGGAGATGGACGGGCGCGGCGACGCTGGCCGACAGCCCGATCTTCTTCAAGGAGGACTGCTTCCACCGAGTATACCCATCTGCACAGGGCGCGCATCAGGTCGTCGTGCAGAAATGTGAGGGCGTGCAGCGCGGATCGGAAAAGAGCCTCGTTGTGGTAGATGACCGGCTCTATTACAAGTCGCGCATGGGCGTCTGCGTCTACACGGGCGGGATGCCGGAGAACATCGGCAGCGCGTTCGGAAACACGCTCTACTATGAGGCCGTGGCCGGAGGGGTGCGCGGGAAGTATTATATCTCGATGCGGGATGGAGAAAACGTCTGGGCGCTCTTCTGCTACGACACGCGGCGCGGGATCTGGCACAAGGAGGACAGCCTGCACGCGGCAGAGTTTGCCCGCGTGGACGATGAGCTTTACTGCCTGGACAGCGACAAGCACGTAGACTGTTTGTATGGGTCGGCAGGACAGCCGGAAGGGGCCGTCGAGTGGATGGCGGAAACCGGAACGATGATCTATGGACTTGCCGGGAAGAAGTACATCACGCGGCTGGATCTGCGGATGCAGCTTCCGAAGGGATCGAGCATGGACTTCTGGATTCAGTACGATTCGGACGGACAGTGGCGGCACAGCGGACATCTGGACGGGAAAGGACTGCGGACGTTCCTGCTGCCGATTCGACCTTGCCGGTGCGACCATCTGCAATTCCGCATGACGGGCAAGGGCGAGATCAAGCTATACGGCCTGACGCGCGTGCTGGAAGCGGGGAGCGACGCATGAGAAAGGAGGTGCGACGATGGGCAGCATGAAATTGGCGTACCCATCCATTGCCGGAAAGACGAGCGGGGAGCAGCTGGAATCCATGCGGCGCTACCTCCGCACGCTGACGGATCAGCTCAACCTCGCGGACTGGTCGGCGGGCGCGGTGCTGCAGGAAGTGTCACGAGCCATTGATGCGGACAGCCTGCCGGACGCAGAGCGGAAGACGCAGCTCGGGAATTTTGGGCAGCTCAAGGCGCTGATCATCAAGACGGCGGACTACGCCGCCGCGAACAGCGAGAGCTTCAAGACACAGCTCTCGGGCAATTATGTAGCGGTGTCGGACTTCGGGAAGTATTGGCAGAAGGCTACGATGACCGTGGACGGAAACGAATTCGGCATCCGGCAGCTTTACGACTACGCGGCGGGTATCAACAACGACTTCGCGGTAAACTCGCAGCAGTACGTGAAAACCGGACTGCTCTACTACAACGGCGCGGTGCCGGTCTACGGCGTGGGCGTCGGCAACATCGAGACCACGGTGACAAAAGACGGCGAGACCGTGGTAGACCAGACAAAAAATGAGCTGGTGACCGTGACGCCGGGAAAGGTGACATTCTGGCAGGGCGGCGACGAGATCGCATATCTGTCGGCCAAGAAGCTGCACTTTCCGTCCGGGACGCTGGAAGCGACGGACGCGAAGCTCTCCGGCACGCTGACAGCGGCGAGCGGGTCGGTGATTGGCCCGTGGACGGTGGCAGAGGACAGCATCTACCGGACGAACAAGAAGTGGGGCGCGTCGGACGGATTGTATTTCGGTACCAGCGGACTGAGCCTTGGAAGCGGCTTCAAGGTGGACGCGAGCGGCGCGATGACAGCGAAGGGCGCGACGATCTCCGGCACGATCAACGCGACGGACTTGCAGCTCGGCGGCGTGAGCGTTCAGAAAAAGCTGCAAGCAATCATGGCGCAGATCGACGCGATTACAGACAGCGTTGGCAATGTTACCGGGCTGACGGTTGGCGGTACGAGTATGCGCGGCGGCGAGATGTATGTCGACGGAGCGGGCGGACTGCAGTTTACACCGTCCAGCTCGGCACCGGAGGGATATGCAACGGAGCTGAGCGGCGCGGCGGTGCGCATTCGCTCGACGAGCGGCGACATCTTCATCCAGAATGCAGGAAAGACGGCGAGCATCCAGCTCCGCGCGGATGGGACAATTAAATTCGTGTCAACCGGCGTGGTCGGCGTGGTGCCGGTATTCGGGTGATCGCCTATGCCGACTGCATCGATTTCGGGAACCGTATTAAACGTGACGGGGCTGACCGTCGGGCAGCAGTACGCGATGATGCTCTACTGCCTCTATCCGGGGAACACGAGCTACACCGCGCTCGTGCGCCAGCCGGAGAGCGGGACGCGCGAGGCCGCGACGACGACGTGGTCGTTCAACATCAGCAGCTACGTGGGGAACGCGGGCACGTATCAATTTTACGTCCACATCTACGCACCGGGGCAGACGCCGCAGAACAGCAACACGAACGTGGTGTCCTACACGACGCAGGCGCAGACCGTGAAGGTGCTGATCCGGAACTACCTGGACGGGAGCACGGCGCTGACAAGCGGCTCCTACACGGGATATCCGGGCGGAATCTTTTACATCACGTACGCCAATACGCAGTACCAGACATACTCGGAAATCTATGATTTTCAGTATTTCCGGCTGTCCTCGGACAACTACCAGTACACATACTCGGCAGGGACCGGGATCACGATCTCGGAAGGCTTGGAAGTACATGCCTACTACAAGAGCCGGATCACGCCGGTTGCGCCGACGATCACGAACGTTGCCACGACAAAGAACAGCGCGACGGTCTACTGGGCCTCGAATGGAGGCGACGGGAGCACAGGGTATTGGACGCTGTTTTACCGGACGGCGACGGGAGCCTATGTGTCCTACGGAAACATCGGAAGCTCGCCGGTGACGATCCCGGGCCTGTCGCCGGGGACGACGTATTACTTCAAGGTCCGGCACACGGTAAACGGCTCGTATCTGGACAGCGCGGACGCTTCGGCCACGACGCAGGCGCTGATCGCAAGCTTTGCCTGGACCAGCAACGACGGCTATTACATCGCTGCAGGGCAGCCGATCTCATACATCACGGCGAGCGGATGGAACACGCTGCGGCAGCGGGTGGCCGAATGCGGCGGCACGGCGGCGTCGGTGCCGACGGCTACGGCGGGCGCGGCATTGAGTACGAACCACTTCAATCAGATGCGGGCGGCGATTGCGGCGCTGAGCGGCGCGGGAACCGTGACACCGGCAGTCGTGGTGAGCGAACTACCGGCATATCGCGCGGCGCAGTTTGCCAACGACAATGCTGCGCTGAAGGAAGCTATCAACAGAGCTATTACGGCCCAAAATGCGTCATAGGGAGGAAATGACAATGATTTTGAAACTTGATGAAAAGCAGATCCCGATCACGAATTTTTACGAAACACTGGTCGAGCGGGCACAGATGACCGCGACAAACAGCTTCGAGGTCGGAGATGGGGCGCAGTTCCCAGATCTGACGGGCGTGGAGGGCATGAGCTTTGCAAGCTGCAAAGTGATTGACGGACAGCAGGAGATCCCGCTGATCGGGACGTACCACAAGGCCGAGGCTGTAAACGCCTCATACGATGCAAGGTCGAAAATCTACACGGTGAACATTGTGCTGACAGGAGGCGAGGCGGGATGAAATTTGGCACGGAAGTCCGGATGCTCCGGGAGAAGCTGATTGCGGAGATCAACGCGGCAAAGCTGCCGCCGGTGGTCGTGGAGCTGATACTGCAAAATCTATTGGCCGAGGCACACGCGCTGGCGGAGATGCAGATCAAAGCGGAAGCCGCGCAGGAGACGGAGGAAGCAACAGATGGAAAATAAGACGATGGAACAAAGCGCTCCGGTGCTGACGCAGCCGATCGGCGAAGCGCAGGTGCGGCAGGCGTTTGCCACGCTGCAAAAATACAAGGCGGGCAAGGCAAACCTCGAAGCGCGCGTGACGGCGAGCGAAAACTGGTGGCGGCTCAAGAGCTGGCGGCAGATTCAAAAAGGGAACCCGATGGACGATAAGTGGGCGAGCGCATGGCTCTTTAACGTCATCATGGGAAAGCACGCGGACGCGATTGCGGCATACCCCGCGCCCGCCGTCCGGCCAAGGGAACCGGACGACAGGGGAGAAGCAAAGCGGCTCTCGTCCATCCTGCCGGTGATCCTAGAACAGAACGATTTCGAGGAAGTCTACTCGGACAGCCAGTGGACGAAGCTGAAACAGGGGACGCTCGTTTGGCACGTGAGCTGGGACAGCTCCAAGCTGAACGGAATCGGCGACATCGCCGTGAACGCGGTAGACATTCTGAGCTTTTTCTGGGAGCCGGGGATTACGGACATTCAGAAATCGAAAAACGTCTTTGTGACGGAGCTGGTCGACAACGACATCCTGACGGCCAAGTATCCGGAGCTGGAAGGAAAGCTGAAATCGACCGGCAACATCATGCAGCAGTACAACACAGATGACACCGTGCCGACGGACAACAAAAGCATGGTGGTGGACTGGTACTACAAGAAGTGGCGGGGCGGCAAGAGTGTGCTGCATTTCTGCAAATTCGTCGGAGACAACGTACTGCTGGCGACCGAGAACGACGGCGAGCAGAAATATAGCACGCAGCAGATGCCGGACGGCTCCATGGTGCAGACGCCGGTCGGAAGCCCCATGGCGGAGACGGGCCTTTACGACGACGGGGATTATCCGTTTGTGGTGGATGCGCTGTTCCCGGTGGAGGGCAGCATTGCAGGCTACGGATACATCGACATCGGCAAGAGCGCGCAGGAGCAGATCGACCGGATGAATCAGGCGATCATCAAAAACGCAATTATGGCGGCGTCGCCCCGGTGGTTTCGGCGCAGCGACGGCGCGGTAAACGAGGAAGAATTTGCGGACTGGACGAAGCCTTTTGTGCACGTGGACGGCAATCTCAGTCAGGATTCGCTGATGCAGATCCAAGTGAATCCACTGAGCGGGAATTACATCACGATCTTGCAGAACAAGATCGAAGAACTGAAGTGGACGACCGGCAACACGGACGTCAACAACGGCGCGACAAGCTCCGGTGTGACGGCGGCCTCCGCGATTGCGGCGCTGCAGGAAGCATCGGGCCGGTCAAGTAAGGACAGCACGAAGTCGGCATACCGGGCTTATGCGCGGCTCGTCCGCATGGTGATTGAGCGCATTCGGCAATTCTACGATCTGCCGCGGCAGTTTCGCATTGTGGGGCAGCGCGGCGCGGAAGAATTCGTGCAGTATTCCAACCAAGGGTTGCAGATGCAGCCGCTCTATGGCAAGGACGGGCAGCCGGACGGGATGCGGAAGCCGGTATTTGATATTGAGGTTTCGGCACAGAAGGCGAGCGAATATACGGCGATGGCGCAGAACGAGCTGGCGCTGCAATTCTTCCAGCTGGGCTTCTTCCAACCGCAAATGGTGGATCAGGCGCTCGCGACGCTGGACATGATGGATTTCGACGGGAAGGACAGCATCGTGCAGAAGATTCAGGAGAACGCCGACCTTGCGGAGCGCCTGGCGCAGTGGCAGCAGATGGCGCTTGCTGTGGCAGATCGATATGATCCTTCGCTCGGGCAGGCGCTGGCCGAACAGGTATTGATGGAGGGCGGACAGGCCGTGCAGGCTCCGCAGAATGAAAAGCTGGCAGAGATCAACACCGGCGAGCAGCAGGAGCCGACAAAGGTACAGAACGCGCGGGAGCAGGCGCAGAAGGCCACGCAGCCGGAATAAAAAACCGATCTGCAAGCACTTCAATGGTTTGCAGATCGTTTCTTTCAGCGTGGGGTGAAATCACAAAAAACGCATGGTAGACTGAAATTAGAAAGTCAGAAAGGACTTGCTTTATGGATGAACTTATGGCAGGAGCGCCACAGGTGGGCGCGGCTGACGTCGCCGGTCAGCAGATGAGCGGGCAGGCAGCTCCGGCGCAGGCGCAAGCGCCGCAGCAGCAGGCAAACGTCCCGGACGCTCAGGGACAGCAGGAGGAGACCTTTGAGAGCTTGATCGCGGGAAAGTACAAGCAGCAGTACGACAGCGCAGTCGGTGCGGCGGTGCAGAAGGCCGTGAAGCAGCGACTCAAAGGGCAAGGGGCGATGAAGGCGCAGATCGAAGCGATGGCTCCGGTGGTCGACCGGCTGGGCGTGCTCTATGGAATTGACACGTCTGACCCGAGAAAGATCGACTACGCGGCGCTGGCGCAGAAGTTTGGCGCAGACAACCGTCTCTACGAAGCAGAAGCGATGGAACGCGGCTCGACGGCCGACGCGGTACGCAGCGAGTATGCTTCTCGCGCGGAAACCGCAGGGATGCGCCGCCAGCTGCAGGAGTACCAGCTTCAGGAGCAGTTCAACGGCATCCGGTCGGCATTTGACCGGGATGTTGCCGGGCAGTACGGGACGAGCTTTGAGGCTGAGATGGCAAACGAGGATTTTGCCCGGCTGATTGCGGCGAACGTCCCGCCGAAGACAGCCTACGAAGTGGTACACATGGCAGAGATCCAGGCAGCGCAGGCGCAGGTGGTGGCAGCACAGGCGAGAAACAACGTCATGCAGACCATCCAGGCGCAGGGCGCACGGCCTGCCGAGATCGGCGGGAACGCCAACGGCGGGCAATTCACAAACAACGACCCGCGCAGCTGGACGAAGGAACAGCGTGCGGAGATCATCAGAAGAGTTCAGAGGGGGGAAAAGATCGTCCTCTGAGCAGAAGGAGGAAAAAATCATGGGTAACAGCAACATTGGATTCCAGTTTTTCGCGGATGCGGGTACGCTGGTCAACGCGACCGGCAACTACGTGAACGCATACACCGGCACGACTACGGCGTTTGACACGACCAACAAACTGACGCCGACAATGAAAACGTTTTATGACACGCAGCTCTTGGAGAATGCGCGTCCGGAACTCATTTTCGCGCAGCTGGCGAAGAAACAGGCGCTTCCGCGCAACCACGGCAAGAGCGTGGAATGGCGCAAGTGGAACACGCTGCCGGAGGCGGAGACGCTGACCGAGGGCGTCATCCCGACCGGCCAGAAGCTCGGCATGTCGAGCATGACGCAGGATCTTGTGCAGAAGGGTTTGTACGTCACGATCTCCGATCTGCTGGAACTGCACGCGATTGACAACGCGATTCTCGGCGCGACCGAAGAACTCGGCGCGTCCGGCGGCATGAGCATTGACAAGATGGTGCGAAACGAGGTTGTGGGCGGCACGGTGAAGCAGCTCTGCGACAAGGTGAACGCCACGACCGGAGAACATACCGAGGTGACAGAAAGAAGCGGCATGGACACCACTTGCGTGCTGACGCCGACCGAGGTCAACAAGGCCGTGACCACGCTGAAAAAGGCGCACGCGCCGACGATCAACGGCAAGTACGTCGGTATCATCCATCCGTCTGTCGCGTTCGATCTGCGGCAGAGCAAGGAATGGATCGAGGCGCACAAGTATGCGGCGGTCACGGAGCTGTTCAACGGCGAGATCGGCGAGCTGCACGGCGTGCGCTTTATCGAATCGACGAACCAGAAGATCTGGAACGACAGCACCTGCCCGGTCAAGACGGCTGCTGCGAGCGGCAACCCGGCGGTCTATTACAGCGTGTATGCGACGATCATCATGGGCAAGGACGCCTTCGCCATGATCGACCCGGACGGCGGCACGATGGAAATGATCGTCAAGACCAAGGGCGAAGCGGGCGGCCCGCTGGAACAGTTCAGCACCGTCGGCTATAAGTACGAAGGCGCGGCAAAGCGGCTCTACGAGGAGCGCATGGTGCGCATTGAGAGCACGAGCGCATACTCCGCGACCGACCCGGCCAACTAAGGAAGGAGAACCAGCATGGCAAAGACAGAAGAAACCGCAGTTGTGACCGCGACGACCGAACAGGGATATGACCCATGGAAGGATATGCGGGAGATCATGCTGCCGAGAGCGGGTAACAACGAACAGCAGTTCCAGTATGTCGGCGTGAATGGCAGAACGTTTCAGGTGCCGAGGGGCAAGCGGACGGAGGTTCCGCGCCCGGTATACGAGTGCCTGATGGAAGCACAGCAGCAGGCGCAGGAAGCCTTTGAAGCCAACCGCGCAAGCGAGCCGAAATAACAACATAGTGCCCTTTGCGGCATGACGAGAGGGAGCGTGTGCCGCTCCCTCTTTTTCATAGGAGGTGGAGTATGAGAATTCGAGAAGCGATTGAGATGATCGACCGGCTGATGCCGAATCAGTACGGCGAGGATGACAAGGTGCACTGGCTCGGGGAGCTGGACGGCATTGCAGACCGCGAGGTCTTCCGGGCGCATGAGCGGGAAGAGGATATGGGGGAATTCACCGGCTATCCGCCGGGCGTGGATCTCGACACGATTTTGATGATCCCGTTCCCATACGAGGACATCTACCGCTGGTATCTGGAAATGAAGATCTGCGACGCGAACGGCGAGCTGACGAAGTACAACAACGCCGCTGCAAAGTACAACAGCTACTGGCAGGGATTTTGGAACGCATACAATCAGGATCATACGCCGGTACAGGCGGCGACGTATTTCAAACTGTAAAGGGGTGAAGACATGGCAATTTATCGCGTAGAGAACGGGAAGGCCCCGGCGGGCCTTTCGGCGGGCGACGAGGTCGTGACCGGCGGCGGAACATACCGGATCACAGGCGTCAACGCGGACGGCAGCTACCAGAGTCAGGTGAGCAACAAGAAACAGACGACCTACAACTACAAGGGGCAATATACGCAGCGGCAAAGTCCGCTGCTCTCGCAGGGCGTGAGCGGGTATACGCAAAACAGAATCAATGGGCTGGAAGGCGGTTACACGCCGGGTTCTGCCGTGCAGCAAGCGCAGGCGTATCTCAATCAGGTGCAGTCCCGCAGACCGGGAGAATATCAAAGCCAGTGGGACGGCGAGCTGACGGAGCTTTACAACCGGATCGCAAACCGGAAACCGTTCAGCTATGACATCGGGACAGACCCGGTATATCAGCAGTACCGTGAGCAGTACCAGAGGCAGGGGCGGCTCGCGATGCAGGACACGATGGGCCAGGCGGCGGCGCTGACCGGCGGCTATGGCAGCACCTACGGTGAGCAGGTGGGGCAGCAGGCATACAATGCCTATCTGCAAAACCTGAACGACATTGTGCCAGATCTTTACAATGCGGCATACAACCGCTACCGCGACGAGGGCACAGACCTCTACAACCAGTATGGATTGCTCAGCGACCGCGAGAATCAGGCGTACAGCCGGTACCGCGACACGGTGAACGACTATTACTCCGACCTCTCCGACGCGCGCAGCGCCTACGACAGCGCTTATTCGCGGGACTACAACCAGTGGAGCGACCAGCTCAGCTATTGGTCGCAGAAGGCGGCGAACGAGAACAGCGCCTACTTGCAGCAGCTCGCGGCGCAGAGCAGGGCGAGCGGCGGATCGGGCGGCGGCTCCGGCAGGAGCGCATCCGGACTGACGGATCGGACACTCATCAATGGGTACGGCGATTTCGAGAGCAACAAGGCGATGCTGGATGCCAGCTATCGCGGCGTGAAGAAGACCATTGAGATGCAGATCGCACAGGGAAATCTCAGTGCGGCGTATCAGACGGCGGTCAACGCGCAAAGCCAGATGAGCCATCAGCAGTGGTCGGACATTTCGCGCCGGATCTTCGAACTGACCGGCAAGAAAATCGATGACGCCGTGAACTATTACAACAGCGGAACGGGCACGGCGGGGACTGCGGCTACAAGGAAAAAATAAGGAGCGACGATATGGCGATCATTTCGGAAAAGAGTTTTGTGAACGGTGCGCAGAAGAACCAGAACAAGAAGACAAAAAGACCGCAGACGGCCATCGTGAACGAAGCGGATTTCTTGTCACGCGGAGGCGAGGAAATGGATCGGCGCCGGACAGCCTTTGAAAACTACAAGGCTGCCCGCGCGGCGATGCAGCAACAGGCGCAGCGGCAGGTGACGCAGGGCTATGAGCGCCGGGCGGACGCGATGGGGACTGTGGCGAGGGGGTATGGGCAGTCGAACATGCCGACGGTGGCGAAGCAGACGGCATACCAGAACTATACATACGCGCTCAAGCAGAAGGAGCTTCGGCAGAAACAGATGAGCGGGAAACCGCTGACCCCGGCAGAGCAGAAGATTCTGAACACGACAGTCTATCGAGACCCGGCACAGGCCGCGAACGCCGAAAACAACAAGTATCAGAATCAGGCCGTACAGAACGTGGAGAGCGAAGAACAGATCACCAAGCACCAGTTCGACCATACGCCGGAGATGGTCAAACAGTACGGCTCCTACGAAAACTACAAACGAGGCCTTTACGGCAATGAATATGTCGGCGTCCTGAAAGAGCGGGAGGAAGAGCTGGGCGGCCAGATCAAGGAGCTGGAGCAGCAGATCCGGACGCGGCAGGCGGAAGCCGAGACGGCGACCGAGGAAGGCGTGCGGCGGGAGAATGAGCGGAAAGAGCTGATCAAGCAGGGCAAACTGGAAGGGATCAGCGATATGGAGGCCCGGCTTGCGCAGCTTCAGCAGGAGCAGATGCAGCTGCAAAGCGAACGCGCGATGAAGCGCAGCCACATGGCGATCGATCCGCTGGATGACGAGACGAAGGCGCTGCTGCGGGAATATAATGCGGGCGGTATGTACACGCGGGACTATTCCAGAAAGAACGGCGGGAGCGGGCTCTCGAAGATGGAGGCCCGTGCCGATCTGCGGGCGAAGGGATATAGCGAGGATGAGATCAAAAGCCTCGCGGAATACGAACAGCGGCTGCAGGACTATGAGAACGCGATGACACAGGCGGAGCAGTCCTATCAATTCGGGCAGGAGCATCCGTACATTTCAACGGCGGCGTCTGCGCTGATGGCTCCGGCAAAGGCGCTGGGCAATATCGAATCGCTGCGCGGCGTGCTGCCGAAGGGGTTAGGCGGGTATCAGAACGCGGATATGCCGACGAATATTTACAGTCCGCTGTATAATGCGAGCCGCGTGTCGGGAAACATCCGAAGCGGCGTCATGGAGGGCATGGGAAACGTCGGACAGTTTCTCTACCAGGCGGGAACCAGCGCGCTCGACAGCGCAGTCAATATGGCGGCGTCGATTGGCTTGGTCGGCGCGGCTGGGTTAGGAACCGGCGCGGCGGCACAGGGCGCCGTGGCGAATACGATGAACTTCGTGATGGGGTCTCAGGTCGCAGCGGATTCCGTTTATGAGGGAATCCAGAACGGCAAAAGCAACGTCGATGCGCTGATCGACGGTATTGTCGAGGGTGCAATCGAGGGCATCACAGAAAAATATTCCGTGGGCGACATCATTGAGACGATGCTGTCCGGCAAGGCGGCATGGCGTAAGGTCATCCGGGCGTTCGCTTCGGAGGGCGCAGAGGAAATTGCAAGCAACTGGCTCAACCGCATCTATGACGTGACCGCGAAGCGCGGGCGCGGCGAAGTGGAAATGGCGTACCGCGCCTATCTTGCGAAGGGAATGAGCGAGCGGGACGCGATGGCCGCAATGGTGAAGGATTTCGCAGAGGAAGATGGCCTTTCGTTCCTCGCGGGCGGCCTTTCCGGCTGGGCGATGTCCGGTACATACGCGGCGCTTGGCAAGGGCGCGTCTGAGGCGAACATCCAGTGGACGGCGGCACAGGCCATCCAGCGCGGCGAGGTGCAGGATGTGATCGACCTCGGGCTGGCACAGGGCAAAGGAGCGGCTTTCGACCGCGCGGCAGCCTTGCAGGGCGATCTGATGCGAGGTGGAGAGCCGACGCAGAAGGACGTGGCCGGTGTGCTGCGCGAGTACGTAAAAGAACAGCGTGACGCCGCGGAGGACGCGCAGAGCGGAGATCAGACGCAGGAGAACCAGACATACCAGAACTTCAAAAACGCCGAGCAGAGCGTGGAGCAGCCGCAGACAGAGCAAGAACAGGTGCAGCGGCAGCAGAACCAGCAGAGCCAAGGCGTCGATCTATACGACGAGGACGGAAGCTTGCTGGATGTGGGCGAAGGATGGGCCGAGATCGACCCGGAGCAGTATGCCGGGCAGCAGACCGCGCAGGCCGAGGCGGAGATGGACAAAGCAGCGGCTGCGGCGGACAATGCCTATCTGGAACGACAGGTGCAGAAGAACGGCTATGACGATCTGACAGCGGCGTATTTTGTAAACGGCAACACGACAGATCTCTCCTTGGAAGAGTATGCCGCGAAATTCCAGAAGGCATACGAGCGGGGACAGATGGGCGTATCGAAGGAGTGGACGGTCGGCGCGGCGGTCGGGATGAACCGGGATGTGGCGACGGCGGCATGGGCGGCAGGACGAAAAGCGGCACAGCAGAGCGGCGCAGCGCAGTATTCCATTTCGAAGGATTACCGGCAAAAACTGCGCCAGTGGAACCTGGATGGAAAGCCGGAGGGCGCGTCGTTCGAACTTGGCACGACCGGCGCGACGCTGCAGGGGCTGGGCGCGGTGGAGAGCGACATCTACATGAACGGCGACAAGATCAAGACCATTCTGAAAGAGCACCCGGAGATCACGCTGCGGGAGGTGGAGCGCATCCCGGAGATTCTGGAAGACCCGGTGCTGATTCTGAAAAGCAAGACCGGGCGCGGAGACAACAGCCGTCTGGTGCTGTTCGGCAGCGTGAAGGCGCAGAATGGACAGCCGATGATGGCGGTACTCGATTTGCGGGCAACGGAGGGCGGATTCCTGCTCAGCGATATGCAGAAGGTCAACAGCGCGTACACAAAAAAGAACCCCGCCAGCTTCATTCAAAGCAGCGAGGTTTTGTATGCAGATCAAAAAAGAACCATTCCGCTTCTTCGCCAAACTGGGCTTACAATAGCGTCCCAGCCGCTTCTGCGAAATGGTTCTATTGGTAGTATATCCTATGATGGCAAAAATGTCAACCTGAAAGGCGTGCCATTTGGCGAAGTGGTACAGGCCGAACGTCAAGGAGGAAACAATGGAAAGAACGTATCTGCTGAAGGACAAAAACGGAATGCTGGTGCGCGTGCCGGAGAGCAAGCTCAGCGAGTGGAGCAAGCAGCAGGAGGGCGAAGCGAAAGCGCCCGCCGAGGACGAGAAAGAGCGGATCAGGCAAAAAATCTATCAGGAACTTGGCCTCAAGTAACGAACGCGAATCTGATCGGCGAGGGCGGCAGCGAGAACACGGTGCGCGTGATGCCGCGGGCGGAGATTTTGAAAAACGAGGACGCGAAGAAGGCGGCAGAATTTTTCCGCACGGCAGGAATCAAGCGCTATCAATTCGTCGTCGGGCAGCTGGAAACCACGGCCGACGGGCGGACGTTCCGCGCGGACGGCGTGACGCTGGCCGATGGTACAGTGCTGGTGCGGCTGGACAGCGAGGAATATTCCGCGACGCAGCTTGCCAAGCACGAAGGGTATCACATCATTGCACAGCGCAACGCTGAGATGGCGCAGCGCATCCGCAAGCGGCTGGTGGCCGAGGGCAAGATCAGCGCGGCGCAGATCGACAGCTACATCGACGCCTACAACGCGATCTACGGAGACAACACGGACGCCTACGTTGAGGAAATCGTAGCGGACGCCTATGCCGGAATCAACCGCACGGCCTACGGCACGAACAACATCCGCGCCGAGGTGACGATGGAGGCCGGGCAGTGGACGAAGAAGTCCGGCAGCGCGAGGGCACCGCCGGCATACTCGGCCGCAGACCAGACGAACGAGGCGTACAAGGGAATCAACCTCGCGGAAGATGGTACGGCCTATACCTACGATTTTCTGACGGCGCAGCCGGACATGAATGTGACGACGCTGCCGGAGGTCGATGCAGTGCGCGGCGAGAACAACCGTGTCGACACGGCGAAGGCCGTGCAGCAGGGCATGAAAAACGCCCGCGCCGTGGGTACGGAACGGGACGGGAAAGTGTTTGTGCGCAATCGGTATACCGGGAAAAACCTGATGGTAACGGCAAACAGCATCCGGCACGGCTTGAATGGCGCGCAGAATCGCCTGCTGACCAATGCGCGGCTTGGATCGGTGATCGGAGATATCGTCGAAAATGCAATTCCGATCAATGCATTGAAAAACAAGGCGAAGGACGTTACCGGCACTTATGCGATGGCTGCGTATGCGACGGACAGCCGCGGACGGGAGTTCGCCGCAGTCGTAACAGTGGAGCAGAAAACAGGCCGCGTGGCCGGAATTGAAACCTATGACATGCTGCACGCGGTCAGCGGAAGACAAAAAAATAGCAGCCAGGCGGACACGAAGTCCCAGAGCATTCGCTCTATCAAGGCTGCCAAAATTAGTGTAGCAGATTTTTTGAAGACTGTCAACAGCACGCACCAAAGTATTCTTTCGGAAGATGTGCTTCGGCACTTTGAGCAGCAGCGGAATCCAAAGGGAGACTATGCCGGTCAGGTGAAGTTTACGGCGGCACAGCAGCGGTTCCGGGATGCACTGCCGGAGCGAGCGGCAGAATATGTGACGCGGACGGAAAACACACTGGTGCGACGGCTGGCAGACAATCTGAGCGTACCGGAGACGGCAAAGCGCGAGACGCTGCGGCCAATCGCCGACGAGATCATCTATGACGTACTGCGCGGCGGCGAAATGGACAGCGCAAAGATGAATCAGCTCTTTGAACAGGCATGGGACGCCGGGCGCGAGGCCGACACGGAATACTATGAGCAGTACAAGGATGTGCGCGAGAAAATCCGCACGCAGAAGCTTTTCATCTCGGCGAAAGACCGGGCGGACATTGCGGACTTCAACCTGTTCCGCAAGCAGACCATGGGCACCCTGCGCCTTTCCAGCGATGGATTGCCGGTCGACACGTTCTATCAGGAGATGCGGGACATGGCGCCGGAGCTGTTCCCGGCGAGCATCACCGCGCCGAGCGACCAGCTCTTGCAGCTCTATGAGGTGGCGCAGAGCATCCGGAAGCGCGAAAAGACGCTGAACGAAGCGTTCGGCGCACAGGCGGAGAGCTTCAAGACGTGGGCGCGGAATGACTTTGATGAATCCGTGCAGCGACTTGCGGAAGGAATCCGCATTGCGAAACGCTATCAGGAAGCGCAGGAGCGCAAGAAGGAGAAGCTGGGCGTGCCGCAGACGGCAGAGGAAGCCATGGAGCTTGCCAAGGAGGTCAAGGCCGAGAAGAAGAAATTTCAGAAGGTGCAGAGCCGGTATTTGCTGACAGATGCAGACCAGAAGGTCGTGAATATGCTGCTGCGTGGAGACACGACGCCGGAAGCGGTACAGAACCGGGAGAACGCGGAAGCGATCCTGAAAACCTACGAAGCGAAAGCGGACTACGATCTGCTGGCGCTGCGGCTGAAAGCATGGAACAACACGCGCAAGCAGGGACTGCGCGATCAGGCGGAGAACGCGCTGAACGCGGCGGAAGCCGAGAAGTGGGTAGACAAGGGGAGCGGCCTTGCGTATATGCGCGAGACCATGGAACGGAACATCCGGGACATTGCAAAAAAAGGCAAGGTTGCGGATGAGAAGGCCGAGACGTTCAACAACGAGTATTTCCACCCGGTACACAAGAACGAGAGCGACCGAAAGAGCTACGTCGTCGGCTTGCAGGACAGGATCAAAGCATTGAATCTCAGCCGGAAGGTGGAGAAGGGGAATCTGGTTTCGGAGAGCTACGCGGTGCAGTGGCTCGGGGAAGCGGAGTTTAACCGGAAGTATCTGGCGGAGCATCCGCGCGTGAAGCAGCGCGGCGGATTTGGCTACGAGGAATGGAACGCGGCAATTCAAAAATTCCGCGAGGAAAACCCGAAGCTGGACTACGCGAAGATCGAACAGGCCGTGAAGGAATTCAGAAGCATCTATGATCAGCTCTATCAGGACATGAACCGCGTGCGGATGGAAAACGGATATGAGCCGGTCGATTATATGCAGGGATATTTCCCACATTTTCAGGAAAACGACAAGGACGGGAGCCTGCTGACGAAGTTCGGGCGGCAGCTCGGCATTACGGACGAGGTGACGCCGCTGCCCGCGACGATCAACGGCCTGACGCAGACCTTCCGACCCGGAATCCGGTATATGGCGAACATCCAGCAGCGGCTCGGCTATGCGACGGCCTACGACGCGCTGCAAGGCTTCGACCGGTACATTGAAGTCGCTTCGGACGTCATCTACCACACGGGCGATATTCAGCGGCTCAGGGCGCTGGCCACACAGATCCGCTACCGCGCGAGCGACGAGGGCGTGCGGAAACAGATCGACAAAATCCTGCAAGACCCGACGCTGACGCCGGATGAAGCAAACGAGCGGGTGGCGCAAGCGATGAAGGACGCGCCGTTTGCACTCTCAAACTTCGTGGCGGAGCTGGACGAGTACACGAATCTGCTTGCCGGGAAGAAGTCGCGGCTCGACCGCGGCATGGAGAAGATGCTGGGGCGGAAATTCTACAACGTCTGCAAAGCCTTTGAATCCCGCGTGGGCGCAAACATGGTGGGGGCGAACATCGGCTCGGCGCTGACGAACTTCATTCCGCTGACGCAGGCATGGAGCCAGGTGTCATCGGCGGATATGCTGCACGGGATGTGGCAGACGCTGCAAAACTACAAAACGGCGGACGGGCTGGACGCGGCTTCAACCTTCATCCACAACCGCAGCGGATATGGGCGGCTCGCGATGTCGACCATGGACAAGGTTTCGGAAAAGGCAGCATTTTTGATGGAAGCCGTCGACGGATTCACGACCGGAAGCGTCGTCCGGGCACGGTATCTGCAAAACCTCCGGCTTGGCATGAGCGAGGTGAACGCGATGCAGGAGGCAGACCAGTTCGCGGCAAACATCATGGCAGACCGCAGCAAAGGCGCGACGCCGACGATCTACTCGGCGCGAAATCCGATCATCAAGCTCTTTACGCAGTTCCAGTTGGAGGTAAACAACGAACTGAGCTGGATCTTTAAGGACATGCTCCCGCAGGAGCGGAAGAAGGGCGTGGCGCAGCTGGCAAAGGCGCTCTTTAAGTTTTTGATCGGCGCGTGGCTCTACAATGAGGTCTATGAGGCCATCGTGGGCAGACGCGCGGCGCTCGATCCGCTGGACATCCTCAATGACAGCGTGGGTGACTTCACAGGGTATCAGCTGCCGAACACGGTGCAGTCGGCGCTCTCGGGCCGGTGGGAGTTCACGAAGGAGAAGCCGGGGACATATCAGGCGATCAAAAATCTCGGCGGAAACCTCGTCAGCGAACTGCCGGGGACGCAGATGCTCACGGTGCTTGGACTGGATGAGAAGTGGGGATTGGAGATCGACAGCGGACGCATTGCGGTTTCGTCGGCCATTCCGAACATCGGAAACATCGAAAAGGCATTGCTTGCCAGCAACGAGGACATTGCCCCGAAGAAGAAAGTGCAGACGGTGGTGAACGAGCTGGCAAACCCGGCGGCCTATCTGGCGCTGCCATTCGGCGGCGGGCAGATCAAGAAGATGGCACAGGGCGCGCAGGCCGTCATGCAGGGCGGCAGCTACAAGGCGGACAACGAGGGACGCGACATCCTGCAATATCCGATCTACAATGACAAGCCGGGCGAGATGGCGAAGAATCTGGCGCAGGCGCTGCTCTTTGGCAAGACGGCGACGGAGGAAGCGCAGGGATGGATTGAAAGCGGATTCAAGAATCTGAGCGCGAAGGAGACGGCGGCCTATCAGGAGATGACAGCAGCCGGAGCGGATCAGCGGGACAGCTATACCTTCGTCGGAGCGATGAAGAAGCTGGATAGCAAGGAGGCGAAGCTCACGATGCTGTTCGCCTACGATCTGCCGGAGGAAGGGAAGACGGCGTATTATTATAATGCGCTGGCCGACGATACGGAGCGCGGGAAGATGGATGCACTGGAAGAGCAGGGCGTTTCCCATTCGGACTATGTCGCGTTCCGAAAGGCGTACTTCGGCGCATACGGGACGCAGAGCGTGTCGCAGGAGCGGGTGAACGCGGCGCTCGATCAGTTGGACATTCCGAAGGCAGAGAAAGCGGCCATCTGGCGAAGCTGCAACAAGGACTGGAAGGAAGAAAACAATCCGTACAAGTAACAAAAGACCGGGGCGGGATGACCGCTCCGGTTTTTTATCAAACTTTTACTGGGCTTTTTTTAGTTCAGCGATCTGCTCGCTGTGCAGCTTGATAATGGATTTCAGAAAATCGACCTCTTCTTCCAGCTCTTCCACGCGGCTTTTCGGGGCGAGCGTTTCAAGCAGAGTCTGTTGGCCTTCGACGAGCAGATTGAACTTCGGGGTGATCTCGCTCTCGACGATGACGTGCATGAGTTCGGCAATGTCCTTGCGGTCTTGTGCATTCAGCATATTGTGGCCCTCCTGTTTGAGATAAGAACAGTATAGCGCGCGGAGGGCGGAGCCGTCAAGTGCTGCGTGGGGTGAATCTGCTGGGTGGAGCTGTTACACTGAGGGAAAGGAGTTGATGAAAATGGGAATTCCAATTCTGGGAGCATACGCAAGCCCGCGAATCTCGAACGGCGTGCTGTGTTGGTATGCCGGAGATACATTCAGCGTCGTCATTCAGGCGGATCTTGTCGATCAGGACGGAGCGGCCGTGGACATTGGGGCGACGGACACGGTGAAGATCACGTTCCGCGACGACACGCGGGCGGAGGTTTGGAGCAAGACGTTTTCGAACGTCGCGAACAATCAGGTGACGCTTGTGGTCGACGCGGAGATCAGCGCGAAGTTCCCGAAGGGCAGATACACCTACGACGTGGAATTTTCGCACGGAGACCGGACGACGCTGGCGCGGGACAACAAAGTCCGGGTGGAATGAGGTGAGACAGTGAAGGTTGAAATTCCGAACAGTATTTTGGTCACATTGAGCGGGCAGACCTCGCGCGGCGTGAAGGGCATTGAAGTCCGCAAGGCGGACGGCCATCTGATCTTTACGCTGACGGACGGAAAAGAGCTGGATATGGGTTCCGTCATGGGGCCGCAGGGGCCGAAGGGAGACACTGGCGCGAAAGGCGAGAAGGGCGACACTGGGGCCAAGGGAGACACTGGCGCAACGGGCGCAAAGGGCGAAAAAGGGGACAAAGGAGACAAAGGCGAAACCGGCGCGACCGGCGCGCAAGGAGAGCAGGGAGCGCAAGGACTGCAAGGTGAGCGCGGCGAGAAAGGCGAAAAGGGCGACACAGGAGCCAAGTGAGACCCTGGCACGGACGGAATGACGCCGACGATCGGCGCGAATGGGAACTGGTATTTCGGGACAACCGATACCGGGAAACCATCACGCGGAGCCAAGGGCGACAAGGGAGACCAGGGCGAACAAGGCATCCAAGGAATTCGGGGCGAACAGGGCGAGCAGGGCGTTCAGGGTATTCAGGGCAAGCAAGGAGAAAAGGGCGAAACTGGCGCGACGGGCGCGCCCGGCCCGCAAGGCGCGACAGGCCCACAGGGTGAGACGGGGCCGAGAGGGCCGCAGGGGCCGAAGGGTGACACCGGTTCCGGCTTTAAGGTGCTCGGCTACTACGCGAACGCGGCGGCACTGAGCGCTGCGGTGGCGAACCCGGAGGCTGGTATGGCCTACGGCGTCGGCACGGCGGAACCCTACGACATCTACATCTACGATAGCGTGAGCAAGAGCTGGAAAAACAACGGCCCGCTGCAAGGCGCGAAGGGCGACACCGGCGTCGGCGTGGCGAATGTGACGTTTGACGACGACATTATGACCGTCAATTTGACGTCCGGCGCGCACTACTCCTCCGGCAGTCTGCGAGGGCCACAGGGCGTGAAAGGTGACGCTGGTGCGAAAGGTGAAAAGGGAGACACCGGCGCACAGGGAGAACCGGGTAAAGACGGAAGCCCCGGCGCGGCTGGCGCGCCCGGCGCGACGGGCACGACGTTCACGCCGTCCGTATCAGCGGACGGGACGCTCAGCTGGACGAACGACGGAGGAAAGGACAACCCGGCCTCGGTGAACATCAAAGGCCCACAGGGCGCACAGGGGCCGCAGGGAGACCCCGGCGCAAAAGGTGAAACAGGCGAGAAAGGTGAAACAGGCGCGGCAGGCGCGACTGGCCCGGAGGGGCCGCAGGGGCCAAAGGGCGAACAGGGCGCGAAGGGAGAACCCGGCGCGACCGGCCCGCAAGGCCCCGCCGGTCACACGCCGGTGAAGGGGACGGATTATTTCACCGCTGCGGACAAGAGCGAGATCGCGCAGGCGGCAGCGGAGCTGGTCGGTGTGCCGAGTGCTTCTTCCACCACTCCGAAAGCGCCGGGGACGGCTTCGGCTGGTTCGGAAAGCGCCTATGCTCGGGGTGATCACGTACACCCGAATGAGGTCGTTATTTTTGATGCAAGTGCTTCTGTTGACTATAACAACTTGAAAGCCGGAACGTATGACTTGACATATTCGTTTACCTATGCTGATGTTTTGAGCGCATATTCAGCTGGAAAGGCAGTGTTTATTCACGTCTCTGGCCGCGCCGGACGCAAAAAAATGTTCCCAGTGTCGGACTTCGATAGAGTCGCTGATTGGTTTGAATTTATAATCTACTACGACTCTTTTAGGCTTGGTGTAAGCGGGGGTGAAACGGCTGCGTTCAAGCTCTATATCTCGAACGATATGAACACCAAATTGAACCGCACGACGAATGTCAATGCGTCTGACAGCAACTACACGACGTACATGGCGCGGGGCGAAGCTCTGTTTTCGAGCGAGACAACGCCGAGTGTCAACGGCTGTATTGCGTGGCAATATGGTTAAGGCGGTGAGGGTATGAGTTTACCAAGTGGATATAAGCAGCTCGAATATATACAAAGTTCAGGGACACAGAAGATCGACACTGGGCTTCTAGTCGAGAAATCGGATTCATTTGAGATGACATTTGAATGGACACCAACCGCGCCGAGTTCTGCATGTTATGTCGGTGCAGACGGATATATGCAAGTTGGCATCGGAACGTCTGGCTACGGCCTGTTTTTGACGAGCAATACAACGGCATACGGAACCCGTGATAAGGTGCGAGTCGTATTCGCCAATGTGACAGAAACGCTGTACGTAAACAACACGCAAGTCTTTTCGCACAACTGGTCAAACGAAAACCTCCCGAATGTAAAACTGGGCCTTTTCAGCTGCGGTGCGGCGAGAAATACATGGCGGTCTGGTGCGGTCACAGCGAAGCTTTATGGGTGTACCATCAAAAAGGCCGGTGTGCTCGTTCGCAATTTTATCCCCTGTAAAAACTCATCCGGTGTGATTGGCCTTTGGGATGACGTGAACAGCACGTTTTATCAGAATGCCGGTTCCGGGACGTTTACAGCGGGGCCGGAGATCAAGGGCGCAAACAAGACCCTGATTGATGGGACAGGGTATGATGTGAAAGCTGGAAAATGTCTTGTGGGCGGAACGGCTTATACCTTGAAGAAAGGGCGAACATTAGTCGGTGGAACGGGATATGATATTTCGTTTGCAGAGAGTCTGACATGGTATCTGAATGCGACGATTGTCAATACATATTTCAACGCGACAGTCAGTTTTACATCTAACGGAAGGCGTTTCAGCGGGATTCAGCTGTCTCCCGGAATAGACCCGATTTTGGTATACTTTCTGGAGGATGGCAAAAACAATATTCAGCCGTATGTGTCTGGCTGGAGTCAACCAGTGTATAGGACGATCACATTTGATGAAGAGCCGACAGGCGATCTTTTGACTTGGTTGGAGGCCAACGGCACAAGAGTATAAAGGAGATGAACAAATGAGTACATCCATTATTATTCATGAAGTGGAATACCCGGCTGAAATCAGCGGGGTATTGCAGAATCCCAAATGGGACAGGCGCGACACGAAGGCTATCACGCTGGAAATGACGCACGAGACAGCAGTCGGGTTGTTTGTGGACGGCCTCGCGTGGAGTATTAAGCAGGTCAACACCTACCCAGTTCTTGATGACAAGGGTCAACCCACGGGTGAAACGAAAACCGAGACGCAGACCTTTGACAACTCGGATTATTCGGTCGCCGGGAGCATCACAGATAACCGCGATGGCACAGTGACGTGCGTGATGGGCAAGCCGACAGAGACGGAAACGCTACGAGCGGAGAAAGCCGACGCGGAACTGGCGGCGAAAATTTTACTTGGGGAGGCGGAATAATAATGACCTACACAGAAAGGGCCAGAGCACTACGGCCCTATATCGTCAAGGCTTCAGCCAGTCTGACGGATGCGGACGCCGTGAAGGCAAAGGAGCTGTATGACCGCTGGGCGGCAGGAATGGCCGTGGAGGTCAACGACCGGCTGACCTATGCAGACAGGCTCTATCGCGTGACACAGGCCCACACGACACAGGAGGGCTGGGAGCCGGACAAAGTCCCGGCGCTGTTTACCATCATCGACGAGACCCACGCGGGCACACAGGACGACCCCATCCCCGCCGCAAAAGGCATGGAGTACACCTACGGACTTTACTACACAGACCCGGAGGACGGCAAGCTCTACCGCTGCGAACGGACGGGCGAGCAGCCGGGCGGCAAGGTGACGCTTCAGTTCCTGCCTCATGAGCTGGTGGGATTGTATTTTACGGAAGTAAAGGAGACATGAGATGGACGATGGGATTCAGGCAAAGATCGTGGAGATCGACCAGCGATCCAAGAGCAACACGCACCGCATCAACGACTTAGAGGAGGACAACCGGGCCCTGCATCAGCTGGCGACCTCGGTAGAGGTGCTGGCGACGAAGCAGGAGACGATCGAGGCAAATGTCAGCGAGATCAAGGATGATGTGAAGAGCCTCAAGGCCATTCCTGGCGGGAAATGGGAGGCGCTGGTCAAGGCAGTCCTCACGGCCATTGTGGGGGCGCTGGTCGGCTTTGCGCTGGCTCATGCGGGGATTGTATGAGGCGCATCCGGAAAAGCCGCCTGACGAAGGGGAAGATGGCACGGCAGCTGGTGTATTTCTGCATCTGGGTGCTGTTTGGCGTCCTGCTCTGGGCGGCGATGGTCAAAACCGCAGCACTGGTGATGGACAGGGACATAGACCTTTCCGACATCCTGACCTTCGCCGTAGCGGCGTTTGGCGGGGAGCTGCTGATGCTCCTTGCAAAGAGAGTATTTGCAAAAAAATCGGACGACGAAGGGAGTACATAACATGGACAAAATTATGAAACGGCTGTCGAATCTGCTGAGCGTGAAGTCGCTGGTGACGCTGCTGCTGACGGTGGTGTTCACGGTGCTGGCGCTCCGGGGCGACATCACGGGCAAGGATTTCCTGACAATCTTCCTGATGGTCATCACGTTCTATTTCGGGACGCAGAGCCAGAAGGCGCAGGACGCGATGGATGCGAAGGGTGACGGCGATGGCACTGAAAATTAACGATACCATCCGGGCAACGAGAGTGGGCGGCCGGCGTACGCTCTCGGCTATCCGGGCCATTGTGTTCCACTACACGGCAAACACTGGCCAGCATGCAACGGCGCTCGGGAACGCGCGGTATTTTGCAAACGGCAGCGATGGACGCGCTGCTTCGGCACATTTCGTGGTCGACGAGGGCGATACCGTTTACCAGTGTGTGCCGCTGGACGTGGTGGCGTGGGCGGTTGGTGACGGCAGGAGCGGCAAATTCGGCAAGGTGTACGGCAACTACAACACCGTCAGTATCGAGATGGTGAGCCACACGGACGCTTCTGGAAAGTACTACATCCCGGAGGCGACGATGCGCAACGCTGCACGGCTCTATCAGATGCTGCTGAAGCAGCTGCCGAACGTGCAGGCCGCGATCCGGCACTATGACATTTCGATGAAGCTGTGTCCGCTGCCGCTGATTGACGAAAAGAAATGGGCGGACTTTAAGAAGCTCTTGGAGGAGGTGGACGAAGTGGTCACGAAAGCAAAGATGATCGTCGACGGCAAGGAGATCGAGGTCGAACGGATTTTGAAGGACGGTACGAACTACATCAAGATCCGCGACATCGCAAAGGCGCTCGATCTGGACGTGTCCAACAAGGGCAATGTCCCGATCCTGAATCATAAGCAGTAGAGCCCCGTGTGCCGCGCCACCCGGATTGGAGGTGGTGATGATCAGCGCGAGGGTGCGGATTCCGGACGATTTGACCGGCCTGCTGCAAGGCGAGTGGGAGCAGATCATAGCACAGGCAGGCTACAGTGAGCAGGACGCGGAGATCGTCCGGCGCTATGTCATGGACAAGACACCGCAGATTGACGTCGCGGTGGAGCTGGACATGGCGCGGAGCACGATCACCCGCAGACTGCCGCAGATCTACGCACGAGCGCGGCACACGGCAGCGAAGCTGCAGATGATAAAAACTAAATGATGCACACTAGATATTGAGCAAAACAAACGCCCCGGCAGGAGTGATCCTGTCGGGGCGGTTTTATTTGCGTCAGAAATGCGTCATTCATGCGTCCCAAGGAATCCGGAAAACTGTCATACTGGAATCAGAAAGCGGAGGTGATATGATGTATGATTTCGGCCAGATGAGCGCGCAGCGCATGAGCATCACTCAGGTAAATGGCTGGGGCGGCGCGGATGCGTTCCGCATGGGGCCGAACAGTTCGATCCTGCTGCTCGATCAGGAACAGCCAGTGGTCTACATGAAAACAACGGACGGCGGCGGATTCCCCAGCGTGGCGGCGTATGAGCTTCGCCCGCTGCAACGGCCTAAACCGCTGGATGCGAACGAGCTTGAAGAACGATTGAACAGATTGGAGGCGTTGATCCGTGAATCCGTTACTAAACAAGATGCTGACCCAAAGTCCAAGCGGAAGCCAGAGCCCGCAACGGCCGAGTAACCCGCTTGCAATGCTGCAAGAGTTCAACAAATTCCGCCGCTCCATCACGCCGGAGGGCGCGAAGCAACGGGTGCAGGAGCTTTTGCAGAGCGGACGGATGAGCCAGCAGCAATTCGAGCAGCTCCAGCAGCAGGCACAGGCGTTTGCTCAATTTCTGAAATAAGCCGGGTGCGCAACGGTTTATGATAAAAAATTACGAAGGGAGATATGACAATGATGGAAAACATGAGTCCTGCCGACATCAAGGCCGTTACTGGCTCTGATGGTGACGGCTGGGGTGGCGGCGCGTGGTGGATCATCATCCTGTTCCTGTTCGTCTTCATGGGCGGCGGCTGGGGCATGAACCGCCAGAGCGACTTCGGCCAGTACGCCACGGCAGCCAGCCAGCAAGAGATCCTGTTCGGGCAGCAGTTCGGGCAGATCAACGACCGGCTCACGAACATCGGCAACGGCATTTGTAACCTCGGCTATGATGTACAGGGCAACATCGGCCAGCTCGGCAAGGAGGTCGCCCTCGCGCAGAACGGCACCAACATGACCGTGATGCAGACCGGCAATGACATCCAGCGTCAGCTTGCGGAGTGCTGCTGCACAACGCAGCGAGCCATCGACGGCGTGAACGCGAACATTGACGCCAAGTTCGCAGCCCTCGAAAAAGGCCGTCTGGAAGAGCGCATCTCGCAGCTGGAGCAGGCAAACAACCAGCTCTATATCAAGGAACAGCTCAACGGCGTTGTGCGGTATCCGACCGGCTACTCCTACAACGCGGGGCCGTCTCCGTTCTGCAACGGCAACAGCGGCTGCGGCTGCATGTGATTCCGGCTTGACCGTGAGAAATCGGAGGGCGGGAAACCGCCCTCTTGGACTATGAAAGGAGAAATGATTATGGATTGTAAACCGATCTGCAAACTCTGCCCGCATCTTGTGATTTCCACCGATGTGACATACGCGAGCGGTGTACTGACGGTCAACCTCCCGGCGGGAAGCTATAACAACGGCGAGAAATACTGCATCGTGATCGCGCAGAAGATCCCGACAACGGCCATCATCGGGGCGCCGGTCGTCGTGACTATCGGCACTGGAACCGTGCAATATCCGCTGACGCGCTGCAACTGCAAGCAGCTGACGGCCTGCGGCCTGCGGACACGGACACGGTATTCCGCTGTGGTGGAGACCACGCCAACAGGCGGTGTGTTCCGCCTGTTGGGGAAGCCGTGCTGCACGCCGAACAACGATCTGGACAGCATCAACGGCACGTCGCCGACGGCGTAGGAGGTGGACAATGGGACTGCAAAGCTATCGGCAGAAGCTCCATGACGCGCTCCACGAGATGGAGCACTGCCCGGTCAACATGAACACAGTGGCACAGGCAACGGCACTTGCTGAGCTGTGCTGCAAGCTGCGAGAGATAGACGGACACGGAACTTCCGAGGAACTCTCGGCAACTGACGCCAAGCGCTGGACTGCAAAGATGGAAAATGAGGACGGCACGACCGGCGCGCACTGGACAATGGAGCAGACGGACGCCGTGGCCAATATCACAGGCGTCAATGTGAAGCCTTACACCTGGTGGGCGGCAATGAACATGATGTACTCGGACTACTACGGTGTAGCTGCAAAGTATGGCCTAGACCGACCGGAGTTCTATGCAGATCTGGCAAAAGCGTTTCTCATGGACAAGGACGCCGGAGGGCCGGAAGAAAAAATGGCTGGGTATTATCATGGGATTGTGCTGAGAAAGTGATTTCAATTATTATAGCAAGATGGAGTATGGTGGGCCATACTCCATCTTGCTACGATCAAGAGTATCAGAAAATGAATTTATAAGAGATTGCGAGGAGCATCTGGGATTTGTCGAACGAGCAGCGGTCGATGATGGACATGGCGGATTCGTACTTTTGCGCGACGGTGGCTGTTGGACTACGGAGCGTTTCAAGGACTGCGGAGATGGCATTTCGAAG